CGCTTCATCCAGGCGCGATTTGGCAACGTCTGGGGCAGCGTGCCCGCTGATGTCGACATGCTGCGCGAGTGGGCGCAGATCGACGCGGTGATCCAAGCGTTGAAAAGCTGGGGTGAACGGGCGGAGATCGAATTTGACTGGAGCGTGCACCAGAAATGACGAGGTCACAGGCACACGCGAAACTTCCGGCCGCGTTTCCAAAGCCGACCGCGCAGGTTGAGCCTTTTGTGGAGGCACTCGGGTTTGAGGACGCGCTGCGCTTCCTCGATGCCTTCGGGGGAACCGAGGTTTACATCCCCGAGAACCCGAAGGGACGCGGGGAGGTCGAGAAGCTTCTGGGTCGCGAGAAGGCCAAGATGCTGGCGGGCCAGATGCACCGGATCCCCGCGCGCATCCCCACGGCCAAGGCGTGGCGCGCGCGGGCACATAGGTCCAAGGGCTTGCCAGTGGTTGAGATTGCCCGCATCTTGGGGGTGACAGACTTTAGCGTGAGGCGCTACTTGAGGTGGGTGACACCGCCCTCTGATCCCAATCAGCCCGGCCTGTTCTGAGCCGAAACAACAAGCTCCCGCACATCGTTGCGGGCGTTTTTCGTTTTAGGCCTCCGTCATCCTGAAACCTGCAAAGCAGGTTTTGAGGTGGTCGCAATGACATTCACAAACGGTATTCTGGACGGGGTCGCATACCGCGCGGCCCGCCATATCGGTGGCGAAATCACCCCAACCGTTGTGATCCTCCACGACACCGCCAGCAGCCTCAAAGAGGGCAGCGCCGCCAACTATCTGCGCGACAACGACGCCAAGGTCTCGGTGCAGTTCGTCATCGAGCTGAGCGGCCACATTGAACAACAAGTCCCGATCAATCGGCGCGCAAACCACGCGGGCGCGTCGAGCTACCATGGCCGCAAGGGCTGCAACAATTTCACGATTGGCATTGAGCTGGTGAACCCCGGCAAGATGCGCGCCGCAGGGGTCAATGGTGTGACGTGGTTCGGCAAGACGATCCACGACGATCACTTGCGTAACCTCGATCTGGCTGAAACGCCTGAGCATGGCTGGGGAATGTGGATGCATTACCCGGAAGAACAGCTTGAGGCGCTGCTGTGGCTGCTGCGCCAGCTCTTCGCTCACGTTCCGACCCTGATGGACATTCGCCCGCACTGGTATGTGTCGCCAGGGCGCAAGGTGGACACCAACCCGCTGTTTCCGCTGGAGCAGGTGCGCGGGCACATCCTCGGCCGTGATGATCCTGCCGAGGATGAGGCGCTGGCGCAAAGCATAGACACCTCGCCCGATGATCTGGTGATCATCGCCACCAATGGCGACACGCTGAACATGCGGCGCTGGCCGAGCTTCAATCCAAACATCATTGCCAAGATCCCCGACGAGACTGTTGTGCCAGTCCTGCGGCGCGGCACCTTCGACGGCCGCGCGTGGCTGCAGGTGTTCTACGCGGGGCAGGAGGGATGGGTCGTGGCGAACTATGCTGATGCAGTGACTTTTCCCGCCGCCCACTGAAGGAGTGCCCCCGTGAAGAACAAAGACAAGATCCTGCAAATCATCGGTAGCGTCGCGCCGACCATTGCGACGGCCCTTGGCGGCCCGCTCGCCGGTGTCGCCACCAAAGCACTGGCGGCCAAACTGCTCGACCGTCCCGACGCGACCGAGGAAGAGGTCGAAGTGGCTATCCTGGGCGCGAGCCCTTCGGACCTCCTGAAGCTGAAAGAAGCCGAGGCCGACCTTGAACGACATCTGATCGACGCCGGGATCGAGCTTGAACAGGTTGCCGCCCGAGACCGCAACAGTGCGCGCCAACGCCAGATGGAGCTGAAGGACCGGGTGCCCGGCGTCTTGGCGGCCCTGGTCCTGATCGGGTTCTTTTCCGTCATCGCGTACATGCTGAAATACGGTCTGCCGCCCGCCAGTGCCGAGATCCTGGCCTTGCTGATCGGGGGGCTGTCTGTCGGGTTTACGCAGATCCTGAACTACTACTTTGGCAGTTCTGCCGGATCGAAGAACAAGGACGTGATGATCGAGCGCATCAAGGCCGCGTCCGGGGGCAGCGCCTGATGCACTTCGACCCGACCTTTACGGTCAGCAACGCGCTGACCCTGCTATCGCTTCTTATTGCGTGCACCAGCGCCGTTTATGCCTGGATTGGCACCCGCCGGTCCAATGTCGATGAGCGCTTCAAAACCGGCAAGGAACGCATGGACCGCCACGAGCAGCGACTGACCCGCATGGAACATGATCTGGCGGATGTCCCGAGCAAGGATGACCTGCACCACATCCAGCTCTCTATGTCTGAAATCAACGGCACCATGAAACAGATGGCGGCGGTGATGGAGGGCAATCAGAAGATCATGACCCGCCTCGAAACCGTGGTGTTTCGCCACGAAGACCACCTTCTGAACAAGTAGGACCGCCTTGCCATGAGCTACGCCGACGATCTGCGCAAACACGCCCGCATCGCCATTCTTCGGTTTCTGGAGGATGCGCCGAAATACACCTCCAACGTTTCCATGCTGGCGACGCAATTGCCGCGCGTCGGTATTGCCTACACCCGCGATCAGGTCACGACTGAGGCGCATTGGCTGCGTGAGCAAGGGCTTGTCGAGCTGGAAGACCATGCAGGCTTTGTGGTGGTCGTGGCGACCACGCGCGGTGCGGAAATCGCCCAGGGCATTGCCCGCCACCCGGAAATCCAGCGACCGCGGCCGGGGGCTTAAGCCATGCCGCCGCCCAAGAAACTTGACCTGATCCCGTTGGAGTTCCGTCAGCGGCTTTCCACGGCCCTGCAGGAGCGCGGCTTTGGCGGGATTGTCGAGATCACCGAAGATCTGAATTTCTGGCTGGACGAGGCGGGATTGGAGATCCGCATCGGCAAGTCAGCCGTGGGCGAATATTCCAAGCTGCTCAAGGATCAGCGGGACGCCTTCGCGATGGCGGAAACGCTGCTCGGGGATCTGAATATCGAGCAGGAAAGCACCATGCACAAGGTGCTGATGCAGATGATCGCCACCGCCGCATTCCAGATGATGAACGCAGTAGCCGAAGACGGCGAAGCCGAGTGGGACGCCAAGAGTCTCGCGCATTTGTCGCGCATGCTGAAAGACCTGATGCAATCCGCCGGGCTGCGCGAACGCCTGCGCGAAGACGAAGAGCGGCGCATCGCCCGCAAAGAACGCGAGCGCCTTGCCGGGGAAATCGAGCAGAAGGCGCATCAGCTTGGCATGACCAAGGACACCGTGGCGTCGATCAAGGCTGATATTCTCGGGGTGAACACATGACGGCAACCGAGGTCATCACAGACGCGGATTGGGAGGCGCAGCGCGCGGCCGACCGGCAAATGTTGCCGGAGGTGCTGGACGAAAGCATGGAGCTGCCACATGTGCTTCTGTCCTACCAGCAGCAGCTCCTGCAAACGACCGCCCACTATCAATTTGTGGTCTGCGAGAAATCGCGCCGGATCGGGATGACCTGGGCGGTCGGGGCCGATGGCGTTTTGACCTCTGGTCTGGCACGAGCCGAGGGTGGAATGGATACGCTTTATATCGGCTTCAACCTCGATATGGCGCGTGAGTTTATCGACACCTGCGCCATGTGGGCGAAGGCCTTCATGCCCGCAGCCAGTTCGGTGCAGGAGTTCCTGTTCAAGGACCATGACGACGGCAAGGAAGACCGCGATATTCAGGCGTTCCGCATCCGCTTTGCCTCCGGGTTCGAGATCGTGGCCCTGTCCTCCAAGCCGCGCTCGCTGCGCGGTCGCCAGGGCTACGTGATCTTCGACGAGGCCGCGTTCCATGACGAACTGGAAGAGATGCTGAAGGCCGCAAACGCCCTGCTGATGTGGGGCGGCAAGGTTCTGGTGATCTCCACCCATGACGGCGACGCCAATGCCTTCAACGTGCTGGTACGTCAGGTCAACGAGGGGGAGAAGGGCGACACCGCCAAGGTCGTGCGCGTAACCTTCAATGATGCGGTCGATGCGGGACTTTATGAGCGCATTGCGTTGATCCAGCGCGCCCAGGGTCGCGAGCCGATGGGCAAGCAGAAATGGATCGACAGCACCCATGCTGTCTATGGCGACGACGCGGACGAGGAGCTGCACTGCATCGCTAAGGCCGGGACCGGCGCGTGGCTGTCCGCACCGCTGATCGAGGCGCGCATGACTGCCGAGGCTCCCTGTCTGGAGCTGGAGTTGCCCGACGACTACTTGCAGCGCGCCAATGCCCAACAGAAGGAGCTGATGCGCCACTTCCTTGAACGTCTGGAAGAGGTGCTGAGCGTCTTGCCGCTGGACGTGCTCTATGCGCTTGGCTTTGACTTCGCCCGCGTCTCCGACCTCTCGGTGCTGACGCTGCTCGCCATCGAAAAGAACATGCATCGCCGCGAGGCGCTCGCAATCGAGATGCGCAACGTCCCTGGCAACGAGCAGAAGCTCATTGTCGGCATGGTCATGGAGCGCATTCGCACGCGCTGCGTTGGCGCGGCCTTTGACGCCACGGGCATGGGCTGGACCGTGGCCGAGGATGTCGGGCGCAAGTTTGGGCTGAAGGAGGGCGACGATAGCCCCGGCATGGTCTGGGCGATCAAGTTCTCGCAGGACTGGTACCGCATCAACATGCCGCCGCTGAAGACCGCCTTTGAAGAGGCGACAATCTCTATTGGCCGCTGGGATCCACACATGAGCGATCTGCGGGCCGTGAAGAAGGTGCGCGGCATCCCCCGCGTGCCTGAGATCCGCGAGGCGGATGCCAAAGGCAAGAAACGCCACGGCGACTATGCCATCGCCCTCGCTCTCGCCCACTTCGCCTCGCGTATGCGCTGGGTCGAGATCGACTACACCCCGGTGCCCAACAACCAGAACAGAGAGCCGCACAGCGGCCAATTGGGCATGACGGCAGACGAACAGGACGCGCTGAACCGCCCTTGGTGGAACCCTCCGCTGGGCGCCGCAATGCGCGGCGGTCTTTAGACACCTTAACGGCAAAGGGCTGAAACATGGCAAACAGCAAACAAGTGCTGGACCGCTGGGGCAACCCGGTGCGCCGCGCCGAACTGGCAAAACACGAAGAACCCTCGATGATCGGAGGCGTGCGCAGCCCGCTGACCGGCTATCCAGGCGACGGGCTGAACCCGGAGCGGTTGGCGTCGATCCTGCGTGAGGCCGACGCGGGCGACCCGATCCGCTATCTGGAATTGGCCGAAACCATTGAAGAGCGGGATCTGCATTATCTCGGGGTTCTGGGAACGCGCCGCCGTTCCGTCTCGCAGCTCGACATCACGGTGGAACCAAGCGACGACAGCGAATTGGCAGAACAGATCGCCGAGCGTGTGCGCACCTGGCTAAAGCGTGACGAGCTGACGGACGAGCTGTTCGACATCCTCGATGCGCTTGGCAAAGGGTACAGCTTCACCCACATTCGGTGGGATACCTCCGAGGGGCAGTATGAACCTGCCGCACTGGAATACTGCGACCCGCGCTGGTTCCGATTTGATCGCAGGGATCTCAAAACACCCCGGATGCTGAACCCGCAGACCGGCGAGGAAGAGATCCTGCCGCCGTTCCAATACATCTATGCACCGATGAAAGCGAAGTCGGGCTTGCCATTGCGCTCCGGCTTGGCGCGCGTTGCGCTATGGGCGTGGCTGTTCAAGGCATTCACCCAGCGCGATTGGGCGATCTTTACCCAGACCTACGGGCAGCCGCTTCGGATCGGCAAATACGGGCCGGGCACCTCGGAAGAGGATCGCAAGACGCTGTTCCGCGCGGTGGCGAATATTGCGGGCGATTGCGCGGCCATCATTCCCGAAAGCATGATGATCGAGTTTCAGGAGGCCAAGAGCATTGGCGCGTCGACCGATCACTATGAACGGCGGAGCGACTGGCTCGACAAACAGACATCAAAGCTGGTGCTGGGGCAGACCTCGACCACCGATGCGGAAACTGGCGGCTTGGGATCCGGCAAGGAACACCGTCAGGTGCAGGAGGACATCGAGCGTGCCGACGCCAAGCAGTTGGGCGCGATCATCAACCGCGATTTGATCCGCCCGTGGGTGCAACTCGAATATGGGGCGGACGCGCCATCGCCGCGGCTGAGGATTGGCCGACCCGAAGAGGAAGACCTGGCGTCGTTCTCGAAAGCCCTGTCGCCGCTGGTGGCGCGGGGGCTGCGGGTGAAGCAATCGGAAGTCCGCGCCAAGTTCGGCCTGTCTGATCCGGGTGATGCAGACGACGTGATCGGCGGAAAAACGGAGAAAACGCCTCAAACCCCGCCGAAAGCTGCCCCGGCACCCACCGAAACAGGCGCAGCAGCGCCACAGAGCGAAATTGAAGGGCGATTGAATGTGCATCTCGGCGTTTTAGGGGGCGTTGGGGCCGCGCAGGCAGAAGAGGCCTCTGAGGGGCTCTCTGCGCCGGTTTCGCCAGAGGCTGGTCTCGCGGCGCGCCTCGAAACGGACGGACGCAGGGCCATGGCGTCGATGCTGGCACGGATCGAGGCGATGCTGCAGGCGTCTGGCAGCCTGGAAGAGTTCCGCGAAACCCTGTTGGCAAGCTATGGCGATCTCGATGCAAGCAAGCTGCAACAGGCGCTCGCGCTGGCGGATCTAGCGGCGCACTCCGGCGGCCGTGCCATGATCGAGGTTGAGGCGGATGGCTGAACTGGCGGCGACGTTCCGAAAACCGTTCCCTGAGCAGGTCGCCGCCTTCCGGCTTCGCCTGGGCGACCTTGTCCCGACCTCGCGGTGGGATGATATCACCAAGAGCGCGCACGACCGGGCGTTTATGGTGGCGGGCGCAACCAAGGCTGACCTGCTTTCAGACCTTGGTGCGGCCGTGGAGAAAGCCATCGCGGATGGCACCGGGTTTGAGGCGTTCCAGCGTGATTTCCGAGATATCGTGGAACGCCACGGCTGGCATGGCTGGACGGGCGAGGGCACGCCGGGCGGCGAGGCCTGGCGCATGCGTGTGATCTACCGCACCAATATGCGCGTCTCCTATCAGGCCGGGCGCTTTGCGCAGCTTCGTGAGGGCGGTTTCAACTATTGGGTCTACCGTCATGGCGGCTCCCATGATCCGCGCCCGGAGCATCTGGCGCTCGATGGCCTGATCCTGCCCGCCGACCATCCGTTCTGGATGATCTGGTTTCCGCCGAACGGCTGGGGGTGTTCTTGCCGAGTCTTTGGTGCGCGGTCCATGAAGGCTGCGATCCGGCGTGGCGGCAATCCGGCCGTGAAGCTGCCGACAGGCTGGAACACGCGAGATCCGCGTTCTGGCACGCCCAAGGGGATCGACAAGGGCTGGGACTATGCCCCAGGCGCAAGCGCGGCCGACACGATCCTTGCGTTCCGCGAGAAGCTCGAAAAGCTGCAGGCGCAGCCGTCTCAGGATTTGATCGGCGTCTGGCTTCAAGGCCCGTTCAAAGACTGGTTTGAAAACCCGCGTGGTGCGTGGCCGCTGGCACGGTTGGGGGATGGTGACGCCCAACTGATCGGCTCACAGCGCCGGGTTGCGGGGCTGTCGGCTGAGACGCTCGCCAAGCAGCGCCGCCGTCACCCAGAACTTACACTGGAAGACTACGCCCAGGCGCAAGCCACCGTGAACCTCGCCACCCATAAGGTGCTGGACGGCGACAGCAGCATGATCTTCGTCCGAGCTGAT